GCGCAACTTCAAGGTCATGCCCAAGCGGCGCCAGATGGCACGTTTGCCATACTGGCCAATCGCGCCGATCTGCACCCAATGTTCGTTGGACCATGTGTGGCCGCCGTCGTCCGACCAGCGCAGCATGGCTTGCGGCGAGTTCTTTGACAGGTTGATTATCAAATCGCCGCGCAGATAGATTGCGTCGCCCGACCGGGTCAGCACCACCGCGTCTGTGCGGTCATAGATAGGCTGGGAGTAGTCTGGTTCCGGCGAGAAACCTGTGCCGGCTTCAAACATGATCTGAAGGCTGTGCTGTGCGCTGCGCTTCAGGCTGTTCTGGCCGGTTGGCAGCGCCCGCCAGGACCGCAGCCATTTTTGCGGCTGGCCGTTGTCGGCGTAGGTGTCGAGGTCGAACGTGTAGATGTTGCCGTTCTGGTAGTCGCCAATGACGATGTTGCCACTGAAGTTGCACTGGCAGTTGCCGCGGTGGCGGGAGAACGTGCCGTTGTCGAAGTTCGCGCGTTCGTGCCAGACGCCCGCCGCCACGTCGAACACCCAGGTGGTGCCGCCGGTCGGGAAGTTCAGCACGTAGAAGGCGTGGCCGTCCTGCTGGTACGTGTAGGCCACAGCGTCCGACATATTGCTATATTGCTGAATCTGCCACTCAATCGCGTGGGTCGAGATGCGCTGGCCGATGTAGCCTTGCGCCCGGTAGACGATGCCTTGGCCGCGCGCGTCGCAGCCCAGCCAGAACACGCTGTTGTCCAGCTTGGCAATGGAGTAGGGCGCCACGCAGCCAATCTCGTTGAACGCGCCTTGGATGCGCGCCAGAGGGAAATCCGCCGCGCCTGCATCATACCAGACTTCGGTGCTGTCGGTGCCGAACACCCAGACTTCGCGGTGGTCCACGATCAGGCCGACGATGCCGTCAGGCGAACCTTCGGCGCTGGCAAAATCAAGCGGATCAACTTGGAAGCCGTCCAGAAGCTGGGAAACCCACAGCTTCTGGCTGTTCGGCTGGTTGAACACGAAATAGCCATCCAGATAGCCAACCGTAACCGCGCCGGGGAAATCCGGGTCAGTGACTTGGGCAAACGTGTTGGTGCTTTCCGTGTATACGTAGGCTTCCGGGTTGGTGACGAAGATGATCTGGTCGCCGTTGTCCGCGATGGACACCGGCGTTGTGCCGGGCGCGATGGTCCCCAGAAGCGTCGGCGTCCCGGTTAGCGAAGTCAGTTTGTAGACGCCGTTGCCCGACACGACGTAGAAGTCGGTGCCTTGCGTCTGGTGCGCCCACAGCCCGCGGATCGGCCCGGTGCCAATGGTCTGCTGAAACTTCAGCCCTGGCGCGCGGTTGAGAAACGCCGGCATCTGGCCGCCTTCTGGGACCACCTCTGGAAAGAGGTTTACCATGCGGTTGTCGGCGGCGTTGACGCTGCGGGCGACATACGCCGACCCTAGGATCGGCGACTTCATCAGTAGTTACCCGCGTAGATGTTGAACCGCTGACGCGTTGCCACGATGCTGTAGGGCATCGACATGATGTCTTCAGGGTTGTTGATGCGCTTGATGTTGCGCTTGGACGACATGGCAATGCGCTGCACTTGCGGCGACGGCTCGACGCCAAACTCCGGCGCCAGTTCGCAGGCCAAGTTGTAGCGGAACGCGCGGAGATAGCCCGGCGGGAACGTCAGCGCGGTGGCCAGCGTGGCCGGCTGGTGCAGTTCCTCGACCGAAATGAAATGCCATTCCAGATCGCGCGTCGGCTTGGGATAGACGTACATCTCAATGTCCGGGTAGGACATATTGATCCACATCACTTGGGGATACGTCGAGGTCACGGTCTTGACCGCGATGCCGTCGTACTGCTGCTGGTTGATGAACTTGATGCCGTAGCTGACGTTCGTGGACGGGTCGCGGAAGTAGGTGGAGTCATCCAGCAGCACTGGACGGTTGCCGACGAAGTCACCCGTGGGGCCAAGGGTGCGGCTAAGAGCGCCCGCCGGCCAAATGAACACTTGGTCCTGCGTAGAGAAGATCGAAAGCCGTTCCGTGTTCCAACTTTCGATCATCTGGTTCATGGCGCTGAGGGCGTCTTGCGACGTTTCAGCGGACGGCGTTTCCCCTTCAGCCAGAACGCCGAGAAGCCGCAACGATCCGTTGATGATGTCGCCCGCCGAAACCATGACTTAGCCTTCCTGCTTGGTGCGCGGGCGTCCGCGCCGCTTAGGAGCCGCCATTTCGTTGACGACGCTGCTGTCGTCCTCGTCCGCCTCGTCGGGCGTATCGGGATTATAGACAGACCAGCCGTTCATTTCATCAAAAATTGCTTCCTGCTCCGAGATCGCCACTTTGGCGCCGTGAACAGGGTGCGTCATGTAGATAACTGCCATAGGTCACCTATGTAAGTGGGCGGCCCGAAGGCCGCCCACTCGTTTGGCTTTGGGCTTTAGCCCATGCGGTACAGCACCCAAGTGCCGTCGCCCGACTTGCGGGCGCGGAACACCTGAGACGTGCCAGCCGTCGCCGCGACGGTCATCAAACCGACCAGCGTCCAGCCAGTGCCGGCGGCCAGCGTCACGACGCCGGAACCGCTGCCATCCACGTTGCAGACCGAGAAATCCACCGTGCTGCCGACCTTTGCGCTCGACAGTGCGTCAGCTTCCAAACTGGCCACCGACGGCAGCGTGTAGGTCGCCGCAGTGGCGCCAGGGCTGGCCAGAATCAGACCCGCGGTGATCTGCGCCGGGGTCAGGGTGGCCGTCACGGTAGCAGTGGCCGGGGTCGGCCAGTAGCCCATGACGGGTTCGTTCAGGTTGCCATCACCAAGCTGATAGCCACCAGCACCGTTAGGAAGAGGCATTGTTGTTCTCCTTCAAAAGAATGTTGGTGGATTAGCCCCAGAGACGGCAGGCCATCTGCGGACGGATCGTGCTGTAGCCGTACAGAACGTCGATACGGCACGGCATACGGTCGTTGTTGATGTCGTACTGACGAACGATACGCAGCGAGATGCCGTTATGCACCTGACGCGAAGCCATATCGACACCCTGCGGCATCAGAAGGTCGGCGGTCGCGAAGGTGATGGCGTCCTTGTGGTAGACAAGGTTCTGCGCGTACTGGGTGCTGGCAGCGCCCAGGAACACGATGGCCTTGCTGTTGCCCGGCAGAACGTTGACGGTGGCGAGAGCGTGGCCAGCCGAATAGATCGGAGCCACGGTCACGTTACCGGCGCCCGAACCGTTCAGCGTCACGTCCGCCAGAGCGACGAACTGGAACAGCGAACCGGTCGATTCACGGGTCTGCGGGTTGACGGCGAAGCAGTCAGCGACGGTGAACACGTCACCAGCCTTGATGGTGGCCGACGCGCCAGCGCCGGTGATGGCGATGGTCGAGGCACCTTCCGAGGTGATCGCCGCCGAGGTCGTGCCGCCCGTGGCGGTGCGCGAACCGGTGGTGAACTGCTTGATCGACTGCGACATGTTGATTTCGTCGAAGCCGAGGACGCCGGTACCCATCATGCCGTTCTTGAACTGCTTGCTGATGGTATCGGTCGGGTTGAACAGCCCCTTCATGCCTTCGACCAGCGCGGCGTTGGCAGCCGGGTTGACGGTGGCATAGCGCGGCGACATCACGGCAGCGTTTTCGTTCAGCTTCTGCTGGGCCTGAAGCAGAACCAGCGAGGTGGCCGGGGTGGTGCCGGGGGTGCCAACCGAGTTGCCGATGGTGCGGAAGGCGTTGGCCACGTCAGCGTCGATGCTGGCGGCAAGCTGCGAAATACGCGGCTTCAGAACGCGTTCAGCGAAGTCGTCAAGCTGCATCGTCAGTTCGGCAGTGGTGAAGTTCACGCCGATGTGCTTCTGGTTGGCAACGGTCAGCGTGGTGAACTGCTCGTTGTCATCCTGCACCTGAAGGGCGGCACCATCCGTCACCAGCGCGCGGTCGGGCAGGCGGATGCGGAGGGTCGAACCGATCTTGGCACCTTCGACAGCGAAGCTGTCGTCGTACTGACGGTTGACGTTGCGGGTCA